TGCTAGTAGTTGATGGATTAAACATCGCTTTTAGATGGAAACACGCAGGTAACTTAGCTTTTTGTGAAGAATACATACGAACAATAAAATCACTTGCAAAGTCATATGACTGCGGTGAGATTATAGTCTTAGGCGATGGGGGAAGTAATCATAGAAAGGAGCTTTACCCAGAGTATAAGGCAAACCGTAAAGAAAGATTTGCAGAACAAACTAAAGAAGAGGAAGAACTATTTATAGAGTTCATGACAGAGTTAGAACATACAATGAAAACTTTACGAGAAAAAGAAAATATACTTACTCTCAAGTATAGAGGAGTAGAGGCAGATGATATAGCTGCTTTTATTTGTCAAAATAGAGAAAAGTTGGGATTAAACCATATTTGGTTAATTTCATCAGATAAAGACTGGGATTTGTTAATTGATGAGAATATATCACGATTCTCAACAGTAACAAGAAAGGAAACAACACTAGATAATTGGGACGAGCATTATGACTTTGAACCAGAAGAATACATAACTTTTAAGTGTTTAACTGGAGATAAAGGAGATAATGTTCCAGGAGTTACAGGAGTTGGTCCTAAAAGAGCAGTCACATTAATGCAGAACTTAGGCGACATATTTGATATAGCAGAGTCCTTGCCTATTCACGGAAGATATAAATATATCGAAAGTTTGAATCAGTTTGGAAGTGACCAGCTATTATTAAATGTGGAACTTATGGATTTAAAATTAGACCCAGTTGCACATATCGGACAAGATAATGCACAAGAAATAATAGAAAAGGTGGAAAATTATGTCAGTGAAGATAGATTATAGTAGAGATCAGTTACTAACCGAGTTTAGTATAAAAACTCTACAAGACAGATACTTAGTGGGAGATGAAAAATCTCCTCAAGAAGCATTTGCTCGTGCGGCTGAGGCTTTTGCCGATAATAGCGATCATGCTCAAAGAATATATGAATATGCAAGCAACCTTTGGTTTATGTTTGCAACACCTGTGCTATCTAATGGTGGCACAGCTAGAGGATTACCTATAAGTTGTTTTCTGAACTATGTAGAAGATAGTAGAGAAGGAATAACAGGACATTATACAGAGAACGCATTTTTATCATCATTTGGTGGTGGTATAGGTGGAAGCTGGTCAGATGTTCGTTCTTCTGGAACTCGTACTTCAAAAGGTTCAGAAAGCACTGGGGTAATTCCTTTTGTAAAAGTAGTAGATAGTGAAATGTTAGCTTTCTCACAGGGAGTCACAAGACGAGGGAGTTATGCTGCTTATCTACACGTTAATCACCCTGAAATAGAGGAGTTTTTAGATGGAAGAAAACCAACTGGCGGTGATACTAACAGGAGGTTTCTCAACCTTCATCATGGTATTGTTGTATCAGATAGGTTCATGGAGACAATTCATAGAGCCACAAGAGAAGAAGGATATGACGACTCGTGGGAGTTAGTTGATCCCCATACTAAAGAAATAAAGAAAGTAGTAAGTGCTAGAGCACTTTGGGTAAAGATACTACAGAATCGTATGGAAACGGGAGAGCCATATATAATGTTTGAAGATGCAGTAAATAATGATTTACCAGATTTTCAACAGAAGAAAGGATTATATGTAAATCATAGTAATCTTTGTTCAGAAATTACTTTACCAACAAACGAAGAGAGAACAGCAGTATGTTGTCTAAGTAGTGTGAATCTAGAGTATTTTGATGAGTGGTCAAATCACCCATCATTTATTCCAGACTTAGTGCGATTCCTAGATAATGTATTGCAGTACTTTATCGATAACGCGCCTTCACAACTAGAAAAAGCAAGATACAGTGCTTATCGTGAAAGAAGTATAGGATTGGGTGCAATGGGTTTCCACGCCTACTTGCAGAAGAATGGTATTCCTTTTGAAGGGCCTATTGCTGCAAGTGCAAATCATAGCATGTTCAAACTTATGAAAGAACAGGCTTTGGAAGAAACCTTAAGATTAGCAGTTGAAAGAGGCGCATGTCCTGATGACGATAGTTGTCGAGTACGAAATGCACATCTTCTTGCTATCGCACCTAATGCTTCTTCTAGTATTATTTGTGGTAATACTTCTCCAAGTATAGAACCTTTTCGTGCAAATGCATACACTCAAAAAACAAAGAGTGGATCATACTTACAGAAAAATAAGTTTCTAGAAGCAATTCTAGAAAAGTATGGAAAGAATGATGAAAAGACTTGGAGAGACATAGTAACAAATAAAGGTAGTGTTCAACACTTAGAGTTTCTAAGTGAAATGGAAAAAGAAGTGTTCAAGACCGCAGTTGAGATTAATCAAGCATGGGTTATTGAACACGCATCAGCGAGACAACAGTATATCTGTCAGTCTCAGAGTTTAAACTTGTTCTTTCCACCAGATGTAAATAAAGGTGAATTACACAATATACATATGTTGGCATGGGCAAAGAA